ACATATACCTTTTTCATGTATGAATCAATACAATATTCGTCTTCGTTTAATCCGGCATCTGTGAGAACTAATACAGCCAAATCGTACAGGGATATGCCATCCTCATAGTAGATACCTTTATAATATTTTTCATCCAAATATTTCAAGATGTCTACAGCTGTAATGGTAGCGGATGAATCATCAGCACTCCATTCTGATACATACAGCGAATGCATTTTTATCCATTCAATATTCCCATCGTCCAGCATATATCCCATCATGACATTAACTTTTTGACCACTTTCTAAGAAATTAATATCAGATGATGGATTGTCTACGTTGAATAATTGGTTGTCATTGCACAGCGTTACCTTAAATTCGGATTCCGGCAAATCTTCGTTGATTGCTGATAGCGTTGTATTGCTGCTCGCTTCGGAAATCCATTCATCGTCATATTCCAAGCCAAGTCCAAATATAATGTAATCAATTCGTACTCTCGCATTCGGAACATTCATTTCCGTAATAACTAATTCGATTGATTCCGTATTCTCAAATACATCATCGGACTTAAAAAGCTCTTCTGTATTCTCATATTCAAAAGATGTAGCATTATCAGTAACGATCGTAAATTTTGTAGGATAATTTCTACCAAATTTAATAGTCAGTCCTTTGATGTCGGATTTTCCGCAACCGAATACAAACTTCACATGAAAACTTCCTTCAAACAAATTCGTTGAAGTAATCCCGTCTTTTCGATAATCTGATTTCTTCTCTGGCAAGAAAAAGCTAATGCCATTTGCTTTCCAGAAATTGCTCTCATAAGTTGCGTACCGTCTTACAGTGTGTTGATTGAATATGGATTCTGTATCTGAGAAGTCATTATATTTATTGGTATCAGAAAGTCCCGCTGTCTGCTGAGCCTCCTGGTTAATCAATCCAAGCTGAATTTTCATGTAGGACTGATTGCGGACTGGTCGTTTCATGGATTCTTTATATTCTTGTGATGTCTGATACATTAACTACCACCCCGCATCAATAATGTTGACTTTGCAATTTATGTACGCCACTGGTCTTCCAGTTTTGTCATATTTGAATACGTCTGCTGTTCTATCTCCCGGATACATGGTTAAGGTAATCCAGTTATTTTCGACCATATCCCAAAATCTTACAGTCACAAAATATTTTTTGAACTCTTTTAGCATATTTGACCATGTTTCCGCATCCAGATATGGCCATTCCAAGTTGTCAATCTTATAATTGTCTCTACCGATTTTCTGACCGACGATTTTGTTATTGGCATTTCTGGCAGCATTTACCGCCGTTGTCACTACCATATTTGGGTAGCGTTTCGGTGCCGGAAACGGCTTGCCATTTACCATTATGAAATTGGATATATGCCTTGCTGCCATTTCCTACACCTCCTACGTTGGCGAAAAAGAAAAGCCCGTATTCCTACGCGCTTTTGATATCTGCTTATCCATTCTTTTTCCATCCATATTTACGCTTGTTTCTTTCTTAAGAAGTAACTCCTGGTATTCAATGATTGTTCTTAAGAGTGAATTGGTTTCATCATTCGCTCTTGAAACTCCGTTACTTACCGAATCAACAATCTGCTGATTGTTTACCACTGCTGACCGATTACCAATCTTTCCAACAAGTTCAGGGCCGCTCTCTCTTGCATAGAACATTTCTCCGACTTTCGGGAAACCTCCGTTTGCGTATCCATGACCCTTCCATCCTCTTTCGAGACTTCCGTATTGTGCCAGTGTATATCTGATAGCTGCTAAGATATTTGACATTGGATCATAGATGTTTTTGTCGAATCCTTTCATGGCGTAAGCTTTAAATGTTGGGTCAATAACTTGCATTAAGCCTTTGGACGGAATACCCATCTTTGCATTAATGTCCCAGTTGTTAATTGCATTCGGATTACCGCCGGATTCTGACTTCATCTGCATAAGCAAGCGATTCAAATTCGCTTCTGTAAACTGGTTTGTCAATTCCAGCGCTTTCTTTGCAGTAGCACGCCACTGCTCCACACCGGCAGATGGTTTGTAATTAACACCACTTCCATTGCCCCCAAAGCCTTTTAGTTTGTTTTTTATGAACTTCGTAGCAATTCCTACAGTACCGCTAACCGCATTTTTTGCCATTGACAATCCCGGTTCCAGATAGCTTGAAAAGTCCGTGAACTTATCAATTGCCATTTGCACCAACTTCTTAGGATTACTGATATAATCAGCAATATTTCCTGTGAAGTCTTTGAATTTCGCCCATGCGCCACCAAAGAAATCTCCGATTCCTTTTTTGAAATGTGGCATATTCATCAATGAAGCGGTCTGGTCTGCCGGAAGAACTTTCGTACCTTTTGGCATTGGTAACATGACATTACGTCCCCTTGGAATAATCGTCTTTCCGTTCGGGAATTGTACCATTTCACGATAGGTGCTACCGGCTTGATCGTTCACGATACCGACAGTATCATGTGATACGCCATTTGTACCATTCGCATACTTGTCCAGTTGTGCAACATTGAAATGGTTCTTTCCACCACCGAGTTTTTCATACACCCAGTTCACACCGTTGAGGATTGCTTTCATTGCCCCGATGATAGGTTTTTTGATTTCCTTTCCAATACCCTTGAAGAAATTTCCAATCTTTCCGAATGAATCTGTTACGCCTTTGTAAGCAGTCTGGAATGTACTCTTAAACCATCCAGATACAGATTTCATGTTATTCTGAATATCAGATTTACGTCCGCCGAACCATGTACCAACATTTGAAAATGCTGAGTTCACATAACCTCTGGCATCTTTATACTTTGTACCAAACCAAGTAGATATACTTGATTGAGCATTCTGGATGTCTGATTTTCGATTAGCAAACCATATTCCAGCGTCAGAAAAATTATCATTCACAGCTTTTCTGGCATCTTTGTATTTTGTACTCATCCAAGAACTAATACCATCTTGAGCATTCTGAATATCTTTATTCCTATCGCCAAACCATGTACCAACGTCAGAGAAATTATCGTTCACTGATTTTCTTGCCGAGCCGAATGTTTCTCCCATCCAGTCGCCAATTCCACCTAGGCCAGATTTAATACCATCGCCAACGGTTGCCCATTTATCTTTCGTAAACCACGGTTTTACATTGTTGTTATACCAATCACCGATAGAGAATTTCTTTTTTAATTCTTCAAATGCATTTACTGCAAATTCAATATCTCTCTTAATTCGTGTGAATGGGTTTATTCCTTCAAGAAGAAACTTATAGGCTTTTTTTATTGGTGCAAATTTCTCCTCAAACTTTTTACGGGCTTCTTCGCTAAATTTTGAACCTGTGATATGTTCTACTATAGCTTCTCCAATACCCTCTACAAAATCAGTTGGAAAATCAAGTAATGCATTATTAAAGGCAGAAAAAAATGCTGCTAAGTTCCATATGCACTTTTTCCAATCTATTCCACATAATAAGTTGACCAATTGTTTACCAATTGCTTTAAATGTATCATCAGAACTGAGCTTTTCAAGAAAACTTGTCATTGCATCAAAAATTCCAGAAAAGAAATTGCTGAAAGTTTCACCTGTCAGTCCAGCATCCCAGTTTTCGAAGAACCCAGTTATGCTACTTGCTAGTGATGCACCCAAGTTAGACCAATCAAAATTTATAGCAAACGAGTTAGCAGCATGAAATGCCGTATTAATTGCTCCGGCTATTGTTGCGCCTAAATCATAAAAAAGACGTGGCGTAATCAATCCATTGAGGAATGTTGCCAAGTCTTTTCCGAAATTATCAGCATGATGATATACACTTTTCCAATCAATACTCTCGAGTGCGTTGCTTAACTTATTGCTAATCATGCGACCGATATCTGTAAAATCAGATTCCGCAATAGCGTCTTTGAACATTTCAGCCAACTTATTCATTGAATTTGGAACTTCAATTGTCTCAAACATTTCCGAAGCAGATGGTCCGGTATACTTTCCACCAGAACCAGATGAACCGCTTCCTGAATTGCTGTCTGTATTAGGCTGTAAAACATTTAGTTCATCAATTCCAAGCAGATAGTTCTGTAAGTCTTTCGCTTTTTTTGTTGTATCTTTTATTTTATCGCCGGTATCTTCAAGGCTCTTTCCGTAGTTGTACCAAGCTTTTTTCGCTTGTACAACACGACCTTTTCCAGTAAGAGCAGCGGTGAACTGACCAACTGCATTTAAAGCACCGGCTATCATGTCGATGAACCGCGATATATATGGCGCAGCGACATTTACTACTGGCGCAAATGCTGCCGCCCATGCGTTTTTCAGATATAGCAAAGAAGTAACCATACCAGATATGCTCTTGTTGTATGCAGAGCTGTATTGAACCAGATTGTCGGACCCGGCCTTAATTGCTTCTTTTATCTGACTGATTGCTCCGAATACGGTCGAGAACATAAGAGATGAACCTAGCATTCTTCCCCATGACATTCCTTTATTTCCACTATTGTTCGCGCCAGATATTATTTCTTTCAATGTTCTGAATGGATGGATTGCCTTTCTCGCCATACTTCTTGCATTCTGGATGGCCTTTGATACATCGTTGAATGATTTCTTTGCGGAGTTAATTGATTTTGCGGATCCTTTTATTCCGGCAAGAGCACGTTTAAATGCACTTACTTTTTCTGTACTCTGAAATGCCTGATTTTTGATGCCCTCATATTGTTTTAATGCTTTGGTTGCCATCAAAATATCTTGGTACGTGTCTTCTGCGGAATCGAATTTCCCTAAGTGAATTTCGCTTTGCATGGTTTCTCTCAATTGCGAAATTTCTCTTTTGATTTTACTGATTTGTTCATCAATAGCGGATGTATCGGGAGCTTTCATTTTAGTATTACTTGCATCCCTAATTTTCTCTTTCAAAGAAGAAATGCCTTTGATAGAACCACTTTCATCCAACTTCATGAAGTCCATTACTTTTGTAGGCATACTGCCAATTGATTTTCTGAAAGTGTCAGAAAACTTTTGTAGTGCTGGAAGT